GACCTCCACTAAATACCGTGGTCCGTTAGCGTAGGCGAATCCCCTGACGCTGGGCCAACATACCTTCTTAAAGGGACAGTAAGAGCAGCCTACTGCCAGCTTCATGTTACCACTTTTACCGTCTGCCACTGGTTCGTAGCAATGCTCTGGTGGTTTCTCTTGCTCTACGACTTTCTTGATGTGAGCCACACGCTCTTCAATGTCGTAGCCAACCTTATCGTAAACGGGAGCCTGCTTGTCCTCAGAGTCGTACATGAGGTACGTCAGGTGTCCGTTCTGTTTGTCCATTGCTAACCAGCCAAACTTTGTCTCGTCCTCTGAATGTGCATATCCCTTAATTTGAGCAACGTATCCAAACGGATCATCATAAGCCAAACTTCCGTCTTTGAATTTTTTAAACCCAAACGTCGAGACAGACTTAACATCAGTGACAACACCATCAATCTTACAGTCCATGCTCCCCGTAATATCTTGTACACCACAACGCTTCTGCTCATCTGTAACCTCGTGTCCTGATAGTCTAGTTAAGAATAAAAGTAACTCTTCAATCAAGTGTCCGTACATAAACTTGACGTGAGTGTTGGGGGTTAGTTCCTCTTGCACACTTGAGTTGTTGACTACGTTCCAAAGGTAACGGTCATCACGCCCTATGTTAGACATCCGCAGCTTCCGTCCGTCACGCTTCTCCGTGAACAGATTGTACATCAGTTGCTTGCAGTTCTCACCAAAGCGATCTATCTCGTCGTGCAAATCGACACCTTCCGCTGGCTGTTTAGTAGCCACAGCTTTGTAGATGTCAGGAACCAAGTTGTATATGCTCATAGTTTGCTCCTCTCCATCAGTTCCCAGAGCGCCTCGCCTGCTTGTTCTGGAGTGCAGTTGAACCACTCACCCTTACGCTCGTAGAGTTTCTCAAGCAGAGAGTGTGCGTCTGATTCAGCAGAGCGACGGTCAGCTACAGACCAGCAAGCAAACAACTCGTAGTCCCTGAAGGGTGATGATGTTTGATAACCGTTGAGCCTGTCCTCTGAATCCACAGCCATGCCTACCTTGACCCACTCAGGAAAGTTAGGGTTGGTAATGATGTACACCTGTCCCTCTTTGCTCGACTCGTACTTCGCAAGACTACTAAATGCTGCGTCTTCAAACGACTTGTACCTGCCGGGTTTGTGCAGAGGGTGTGTCTGAGGAATCAGCTTACCGTTTACGTACATTTTTTTGTCAGTCTTTCTTCTCAGAGTAGTTGCCCTTTCTCTGATGTGATTACCAGTTTTAATACTGGTCCCTGTTTTTGGGTAGTAGTACCACCACTCTCCATCTACAAACTTATATCGCTCTAGTTTTGTAGCGTACTTTGCCATAGGGTTTTCAGGTAATTCCTTCATGTCAGTGTGTCTCCGACCACGTTGATCCGATTTGGTACTCTCCGTCGAGTGGGCATCTGAGTTCAAAAGAAAGCCCAGCCGCCTTGATGCACTCCACTGCGAGCCACCCGTACTTCTCTGCTTGTTCAGTAACCACCTCCGATTGTATCTCATCGTGTATATTGCCTATGAATCTGTAGTCAATCTTGTGCTGTGTTGCGTAGTCATCCAAAAGCACTAGAGCCTTCTTCATAACGATAGCACCAGCGGCCTGCAACAGTGTGTTCAATGCACTATGTTCTGACCTGATCCAGAGTCGTCGTCCGTCGAGTCCGACAAGGTAACCTTTCCTAGCCGCCTGTCCAACTCGCTCTCGTAAACCTTCAAGAGCAGGTGTATTTCGTAGAAAGCGCCGCCGTAATCTATTGCCATCCTTTGCAGTTCCTCCGACGATGCTTCCAATCTTAGCATCTCCTGCTCCGTACAAGAAAGCATAGATGAAAGTCTTAGCCTGAGGTCTTGTGTCAAGTCCTGCAGCCAGTTGGTTTCTTGTGTGAATGTCGTCTTCAAGCAAGACATTTGTAAACTCCTCGTCGCCCATGTAGTGAGCGAGCATCCGTAGTTCCAGACCACTGGCGTCTACCCCTACCAGCTTACGTCCTTCAGGAACGACCCAGCAATCCCGGCACTCCTTGCCGTACTCAGAGCTACTCGACGGAACCTGCGCCATGTTGGGACTCTGGTGTGTCATGCGTCCAGTTACGGCCCCGTTACTGATGACCCTGCCGTGTACTCTGCCGTCTTCCCCGACGTGTTCTAGCCACGAGTTTACCTGAGCGTACCGCTTCTGTACTAACAAGTACTCCAAGATTTCTGACGCATGGGGTACAGCAATGTTCTCCCTGAGCGTCTTCTCATCAACAATCGGTTTGCCTGTCGGCGTTTGTGTGAGCCATACAGCACCCTTAGTCGCAAGTCGTTCTGCGATTTGCTGGCGTGATCCAACGTTGAAAACTGTGACCTTATCTTTGAGTCGCTTGCCCGTCTTGTCTGAGAATCGTTCCTCCACTGTCGGCGGGAAAACCGCCTGTAGATTATGTTCAATTTCATTCATCCGTTCCTTAAACTTAGCCGTTAGTTCATGGCATAGTCTCTGGTCCAGCAGCCATCCGTTTGTCTCCTGTTGTTCCATGAGTTTGTGTACTTTGTGTTCTAAGTCCACGCTGTCCTGCGAGAACCCAGACAACTCCACTTGCAGTTTGTTGTAGACAGCCTCTGTCAACTCTGCGTCACGTATGCAGTAGTCGATCATGGCTGGCGTAAGCTGGCTCCAATCCTCGTGGTCGCCCTTTGCAAAGCCAAGGATGTTTCCCCAGTTTCGCAGCGAGTGTCCCCCTGAACGGCTTGGGTCAGCCAGCCGGGATAGAGTTAGCGTATCAATGACCACAAGCCCATCAAAACTAAAGTTCCAAACACGCTGAAGTACAGGCACATCAAAACCAATTCCGTTATGGAAAACGTACCCGCAGTCTTGACGATCCGATACATACGATTTGAAATCTTGCTCATTACATATAACCTCGCTTACTCCGTTGTGTCGGCACACTGCACACCAGATGGTTGTGGCGTCCAGCCCGTCAGTTTCTATGTCACAAAAGACCAAGTTCATTTGTTAGCTCTGAGATGGGTAAATTGTAACAGTTGGCTCTAACAATGTATCCGTTGTCTCCGTCCTGCTCCCCTTTCTTTAAGAATCTAGCACGATTAAAATAGTCTTCCCTACCACAGTCGCCTAGTATGTACAGCGTCCCATCTTTAGCGCACCGTGTGAACACGTAGTAATCACATTTTTGGTGGGTAGATGTTGAGGCTATACTACAATCGTAGTATTCTTTTGGAACAACTGTGGTACGTTTTGTTTTAACGTCAATGGTCCTACCGTCATCTAAAGCCATGTCATAATCTTTAGTAGATAACCTCTCTATTCCTAGGGTGTCTGCAACTACAATTTCACCAAGGAAACCAGCGGCGTTTCCTTCTCCTTGTGTTATGCTGTTGCGTATGCTTCCCATTTGTTTAGCTAGTTTATGTGCCAGCTTCTTTTGCTCGTCTGTAGGAATAACTGTTTTCAAAACTCTGTCTCCGGTGGGTTAGGGTTAGCGCACTCGTGGATACGTCCGGTAAACTTGTCGTACCGTAGCCAGCAAGCGGGTCCAGTTTCCCCAGCGTAACGATTCTTGAGAACCCGTACACACGTAGTGTTCCTCACGTCCTCGTCCTCGTGTTGCTGGTTTCGCTCCATGCCTATCACGATGTCGGACAACTGAGCAATCGACTGAGAACCACGCAAGTCCTGCAGGCTGATGCGCCCACCGTCCTCGTGTGCTGTGCCAGAGCTACGCTTGAGGTGTGACACGAGGAACAGAGTGATGCCTGTCTCTGCCACCAGAGTTCGCAGCTTGGTCATAATCTCGTCTATAGCTTTGCGCTCGTCCCCGTTCTCTTGAGAAGAAACCACGATGGATAGGTGGTCGAGGATGATGTACCTGCAATCGCAGGCTTTTGCCATGTGCCTGACTCGTGATAGTAACTCATCCGCTGATGTTGACCCCCAGTGGTCGAAAAGATAGTACCTTCCAGAACCCATCGTTGCTTCCCAGTGAGGTCTAAGCTCATCGACAGGAGTGTCCTCTTCCAAGTGCAGGCGTCGAGATGAAGCCACCGACATAATTCCCAGCGCTGTTGTTGCAACGTCCTCCTCCAGTGCAAGTACACCGATGTTGGCATCTGTGCGTTGGAGCAGATCATACTCAAGCTCTCTGATAAACTGGGATTTTCCCATACCAGAACCGCTGGTGATAGTGACGAGTTCGTACGGTCTGTGTCCTCTTGTGATTTCATTTAGACCCTCCCAAGGATACGGTACACTCTGAACCTTACGCTTGTTGACGAGAGCATCCCATGTGTCAGCACCAGCAACGATACCGTCTGGTCTGTACACTTTGGCGTCCCACCACGCACGTACAAATTCCTGTACCCGGTTTGCCACCAACATTTCACTTGCGTCCTTCATGGGCAGCTTGCATATCTTCAGCTTGTTGGGGCTGAACAAGTCCTTCACTTGCTCTAACGCAATCTCCCCTGCCTTGTCTTGGTCAAAGCAGATTACTACGTTGTCGTACCCTTCAAGCCACTCTAGGTTCTGCTTGATCTCTCTAGCGGCACTCGACGCACCACTACGTAGACTTACCACGTCGTACTTCTGACCAAACATTTCGTACACAGACAGCGCATCAACCTCGCCTTCTGTGATCGTGATGTACTTCCCTGATCCACGGCACTGCTTCTGACCAAACAATCCTACGTTGGTCATGTTACCAGAGCAGACAAACTGTTTGTTCTTGACTACTCTGTTCTTCGCTCCTACTAACTCGCCTGTGTCACGGTCGTAGTAGGGGTAGTAGTGAGAGGCAATAGACCCGTCAGTAGCAAACTCCACCGTCACTTGGTAGTGTGTAGTGGTAGACTTTGATAGCCTTCTGTTGGGTATCTCCGCTATGGTTCCTCCCATATACAGGCTGGTCGGTGTTTGCAC